AAGGCAATTGCTCTATCCAGTTGAGCTACGGGCAGACGGCGTTTATTAGACACCTTGCTTGTTATTAGACGCCAAGCCCTCATTCTCATAGGAGAAAACTGATAGACCTGCTGCTTAGAAGGCAGCTTCTCAAGTCCGCAAAATCAAGCACTTAGTTCAAATTTGTCTAACTGCAAATCGGTACCTAAGCCGAATTTTTCCCAGGGTGGGTGATGGTTGGTTAGACACAATTCGGCTGTACGCACATACAGCGGCTTGCGATCTGGTGCAAGTCACCTCGTCCAGCAAGTTCGGCTCCACAAACGACAAAAGATCCCCTCCCCGCCCGTGAGGACAGAGAGGGGTCTTAGGGCAGTCATACGACTCCCGCGAACTGCTGCGGGTAACTGCGGCGCTATCGTCTTGGGCCATGACGCGAGACGCTCGCGCTATGAGCACGCACCTGTTTTACCGCCCAGGTGCGCCCGGTGGCTTTCCGGGATCATTGCGGCGGGGTTGGGTTTGTCAGTGAGTCGTGGATGCGCTCGCAGGTGAGCCCTGCGACGTAGGACTGGTCAAGCGCGCGCGCCAGCTCTCCCGCCGCATCGTCAGCCCCGCCGAACACGTCGGCGAGCAGATCGATGGCATCGGGGGCTGTCGAGCCTCCAACGGCAATGGCGGGATCTCGGGCGGTGCCACCACGATGGGCGGCAATGAAGGCGGCGGTTTCTGAGCGCAGCCGCTGGCCAGCAGCACGCAGAGCGTCAGCGTCAGCCAAGGCAGCGGCGAGTTTCGTGTCACGTTCATGGATGGCTTCCTGTTGGGCCCGGGTTCGCCGGGCGGCTTCTTCGGCGTTGTCGGCCTGGGCCATGATCGCGGCGGCCTGGGCCTGGAGCTTCTCGACGTTCCAGCGGCCCTGCACTTCGGCCTGGCCCGCCTGGTACCGCTGCTGGCCGTAGCTGTGGATGGCCAGGGCGATGCCCCCGACCAGCGCAGCCATGACCAGGGCTTGAACCCACCAGGGAACGAGTGAAAGCAGCTTGTTCATGTGAAGGCCCTCAAAGCACGGTCGAAAAGCTGCACCCGCTCAGCCAGGCCAGCCAGGGCCGGGCCATTGATCGCCCAGGTGATCGCCTTGGTGTTGCTGGCATCTGCCAGCAGGTTCAGCTTGTTCGTGTGCCAGTACCACGCAGCGGTCAAGCATGCGTCGGAGGGCTGGGCCACCAGCTCGGGCTTGTCGATGTAAGGCCGGTTGAGCTCCAGCGCGGCATCGGCGTAGTTGTGCCGACCTGTCAACTGGAACAGGCCTCGCCCACGGAAGCGCCATCCATCGCCTGAGCGCGGATCACCGTTCCCATTGCGCAGCGAATAGACCGTGTTGGCCAGGGCCTCCGGTTGGCCGCACAAGGGCGCCGCTGCTGCCTCGGTGGTCACGCGGGTGGGCCACATCTTGCGGATGCGCGCCGGCGTGCTGTAGAACAGGTTTTCCTCAAGGTGCGTGAAGCCGGTCGACTCGTGCACACACTGAGCCACGAAGGCGGCCAGGCGCACCCGGCTGCTGATGTCGAACAGGGTGCATGCGGCCGACAGTGGATCGGCAAAGATCTTGGCCTGGGTCGGGTTGACGCCTGCGGCCACCAGCTGGGCGACGGTGATTTTCATTGAGGCACCTCAATCGCGCCATTGGCGCTCACATTGAACTTGGGGCCAAACGCACCGGATGGACGCCAGCCAAGGTAGAACTTCACGTGGGGGCTGATGTAGCTCACGAAGGGCAGCGACAAGGCCACGCCTCCGACGATCACGTGCGTCCAGCAGGTCAGCCAGCCGCCACCGGGCCGGTGAAACGCATTGCCGAATCGACCCTCGACCGATCGATCCCGATCAGCCACACCCAGGCCGTACCACGCGATGTTGTGGAATGGGTTGCGAAACCACCACTGCACGGCCAGCAAGAGGGTGCGCGGCCGCCCTGCCCGCCACTTGGCATCGCCAAAGACCGTGTCGTCGACGTTGCCGAAGGGGTTGCACTTGACCCACCACGGCGGCGAAGGCCTGCGCGCTCGCTCAAAGACCGTGATCGCCATGTTCTCGGCGTTCGGTGGCCACCACAGCGCACCAGCCAGGATGTCGGCCAGGTGTTTTCGCCGGGTGAGCAGCACGAAGGCCACCAGCCCAGCCAGAGCCAGCGCGGCCGGGCTGTCATGCCCACCGGCAAAGCCCACCATGCCGAACCAGGCACCCCAGGCCACGAGGCCAGAGACCGACCAGCGCAGCATGCGCGAACTCGACGCATCGAGCGCGGTGAGCGAGAGCAGCAAGCCGCCCAGGACGATGCCCAGGCCGACAACCATCTGCAGCCAGCACAGGGCCGCATAAATCGTTTGTGCGGTCATGGTGTCAGCCCTCCACGCGTTTGGTCAGGGCCTTGAGCACCAGGGGCAGCAGCGTTCGCTGGCCAAGCATGGCGACAAGCACTGTGCAGATTGGGTCTGCTGCATCTGGGCTCAGCTGAGCCTTGGGCACCAAGCCATTGAGCAGCCCGATCAGCACATGGCCGGCCAGTGCCCCGCCCCAGATGCCGAAGCCAAAGGCCGCGCAGAACGTGGCGGCCACAGCAATCAGCGAGGCAAGGCGCAGCTCCATGCGCTCGGACTGGCCCACGGCCAGGGCTGAGCCCAGCACGGCGGCCAGCACCACAGGGGCAGGAACCCCCATGGCAGTGGCCACCACGGCAAGGCTGGATGTCGCGGCCGTTGTGGCGGCCAGCGCAGTCGAAGTCGGTTCAGGCATTCACGCTCCCTGGCATGAAAAAGCCCGGCACATGGCCGGGCTGGTTGCGGTGTCGTTGGTACTGCTTCGACGGCGGGTCAGGGGCTCAGGGTGACGAGTTCACTGCGCAGGGCTGCGGCTTGGGTTTCCAGCGTCTCCAGTCGCGTCATGTCGCCGTGCAGCAGTGCATCGGTCAGGGCGCGAACCTTGCGCTCGTCAATCGACTGCAGATCAGCCTGGATCTGGGCCTTGCGAGCCGCGGCGACCTCAGTCGGTGTGGGCGCCGCCGTTTGCGTTGCAGCGTGAGCGGCTTCTTCGGCTTGGGTGAGCTGCTTGCTGGCAGCGGGTAGTAGGTGGACGAATTGCGCATCGTCAAGAAAATGCAGCGCGCCTGATGAGTCTTTAAAATGTGGCATGTTGCCCCCCGTTAACGCAGTTCAAACCATGACACAAGCGTGCCACCCGTGATCACATACCCCTGCCCTGGTGGGACGATCGCCATGGCCGGAAACTGAAAGCTGCCGGTAGCGCCAGCTGTTGCCCCCTGCGACTGATTCACGCCCCCAACCGACACGTTCACGCCACCAGAGGTCACCCAGTTGCAGCTGGCCACAACATAAATCGGGCGAGTCGTGGTGTTGTAGTAGGTCACGCCAAGTGAGCGCGACGCCAGCACGTTCTGCCAAGTCTGCCCAACGCCAAGAATCTGGGATTGCTTAGCAAGCAGCGTGAGGTTGGTCACTGTTGGGGCGCTGGCAAAAGCCGCGATGTTGGGCGCCGTGATGGTGGTCTGACCGTAGGCCACTGTGACCACCCACATGCCAACAAAGTCAGCGTCGGCAGCAGGCGAGATCTGCGATCCAGTGGTAGCCGCCACGCCCGCCTTGGCGGACACCACCACGCCACACTTTCGGGTCGTAGCCTGGGCAGCACCGGTATTGTTGGGGCCCGAGTAGGCCACCGCAGGATTTGCGCTGTTGTAGTACGGCAAGACCACCGCACCGGTGTCCGTCTCTTGCAACGAGGCCTGGATCAGGTAGTTGATCGACTGACCCACGGTGGTGGGTGCAGTGAGCGGCAACAAGACCGAGTCCAGCATGATGCCCTGCTTAAGGATCTGGTGTGCGGTGTCGGCTGCAAGCGAGCTATAAGCCGTGCCGTCAAGGTTGGCGAGGGCATAAATCTCGCCCGAGCCGATCTTGACGTTCATGCTCGCCGGGCTGTCAGGCGTGGCAGCAAAGCCGCTCACCTGCGTGGCCGTGCCCAGGATGGCGGCGGCCAGCTTGGCCAGGCCGATCATGGCGAAGCGGTTGGTGTTGAGCAGATCCGTTTCAAGGGGGATCTGGCCCGGGTAGACGATGGGACGGTCCATGTTTTCCTCAGTTGGTGTCAGTTGGAGAGGTTGACCCACACGGTCATGCCCGCAGGCTTGACCGCTTCGATGGCCGCGTAGATATCGGCGTCTGTCACGCTGCCCTGCACCATGGCCAGCGAGGCGTACTCGCCCCGCGATGCACGGCTGTAGCCCGATGGCGTCGAGCCGTAGCCAGCAACGAAAGGGATGCCCGACGAGGCCGGGCGAAAGGCCTGCACGAAGCACCAGTAAGGTACTGCCAGCGAGCCATAGGCACCCGCTGAGCCATAGCCACCCATGGCGCCATAGCCCCCGCAGTCAGCCGGTCGCGTGGGCTCGATGACGATGGGCGCTCGACCAGTCACGTCGGTGAGCACCCGAACCAGGGCGGCGCGCGTCACACGCTCTCGCAAAAGGTTGATCAGGATGCGCGTGCGCAGCGACTCGTCGGACTGGCCAGAGGTGCGCACCAGAGCGGCACCGAAGAAGTCGTAAGCGATCAGGTCCAGCCAGCCATCGATGGCGGTCTTGATCCGCACCTGCAGGTCGGCGTAGCTGATCACCTGATACAGCAGCGAGGCGGCCAGCGCCAAGCCGGACAAGATGCCATCGAGGATGAGCACCGAGTCAGGGAACCATCGGGGCAGCACGGCTTTGAGCCGCGCCAGCATGTCGGCTTGATCTCCGGTCATGGGCTTCCTTTGATGGTCAGGACACGGTGATGGGGCCGGCCTTGATCACCTGCTTGGCCGTGGCAGCCAGATCAGCCGTGCCACCGGCCAGCAGCACGCCAGAGACGTTCAGCACGCCAGGGCTTGCGTCATAGGCCACCTGAGCCAGCCGGGTGTAAGGCAGGCTTGCACCCAGCGCCAGGGCGTTGATGTAGTTGGCCAGGGCTGTCTGCACTGCCAGGCGGGTGGCGGTCGGTTCATAACCCGGAGCGATGCCAACCACCAGGGCCACAGATGCGGGCACCACCACCGGTGCAAACACCGCGATGCTGGTGGTCAGCGCTCGGGCAGCGTCCACGGCGCCCTGCACCTGGGCCAGCAGTGACAACGATGGGGTACCCGTGCCGTCGTCCACCACGACAAAGAAGTGCCCTTGCTGGGTCTGCCCCGCATAGGTCACGTTCTCGGTGATGGTGTAGGTCAGGCCGGGCCGCACGGCAGTGATGGCTGCGCCAATCGCTGCCTTTGTGCCCTTGCTCAAGCCCGCCAGCCACACCCGAAAGCGAGCGCGGTATGCGTCGTCGAGCTCAGCATCAGCCCCACCCACGAAGGTGGCCGCGTTGGTCACGGTGTCGATCCCCGCCAGGCTGGATGTGATCACACTGACCTGTCCGATGGCGGCATTGCCACCGGCGCCGCCCAGCACGGCGGTCACGCTGGCCTGCACGCTGGTCAAGCCTGCCGCCAGGGTCACGGCACTCGTGGTCACGAACTGCCAGGCGCCGTCGCCGGTCTGAACCTTGGTGCCTGCTGGGATGGTGATGGGGCTCGCTCCTGCCGTGAAGCGAGAGAACGTCACCACCCCAGCCGCCAGGGTTGAGCCCAGGCGGGCAAAGCCGAAATCGGCCATCCAGCTGTCCAGATCGGTGTCGGTGCTGGTCGACGCGCGAGAGCGGGCCAGCACGCGCAGGATCAGGCCTTGCAGCCACAGGGCCATGGAGGCATTGGCCTCGATGATCGCCCGAGTGATCGAGCCGACGGTGACGTCGATCAAGACGCTGGCGGCGCCCTGCACTGCTGCAGCCTGTCGGCGCACCAGCTCGGTGAAGTTCAGTGTGGTGATGGCCATGGGTTGTTTCTATTGGTCAGGCGTTCACGTTGAAATTCAGGCTCACCGGCGCTTGCGTGCCAGCGTCCGTGTACCGAATGGCGCACTGCAGGCCGCCCTGGATCTGGATCACGGTGATCTCGGGCTCTGGGCTTTGGGCCACCGCGGCCTCTTGCAGCATCTGCCCCCGGATCAAGGCACGCACCCGCTTGATGTCAGCCAGCTCGCCCACTTGGCGGGCCAGGCCAGCGCCATAGTCGGGGTGCCAGATGTAGTCGCCTGGGTTGGTCAGCAGCCGGCGCAGCACGCGCTGTTTGCCCTGCTCGACCCCGGTGCAGGCCAGCAAGTCGCCGGTGCTGCTTGCACTCAGGTCCTGAAAGATCGTGTGGCTGATGTCGGTCATCACATGCTCGCGTCAGGGGTTGGGCTGCCGCCGTGGTGGTGGCCGTTGTAGGTCGATCGCATGCCCGCCATGGTCTTGGCGCCTCCCTGGTCGGCGATGTCGCCATCGGCAGTGATGTCGCCCACCACCTTGAAGTCGCCGGTGTGTTCCCACATGGGGGCGCTGCTCTTGAGCGCTCCAGCGGACACCAGTTCGACCTCGCCGTCGTTCTTGAACTTGAGCATCGAGCCGGACTGGTGGACCAACCAGAACTCACCAGCCGGGCACGGCAGCGGCCGGTCAGCATCGGAGTACAGCCGGGCCACGGCCACACCCGTCTCGGCATGGCCCTCCTGAAACTCGACGTGCACCATGTCGCCCGGCATGGGCGGCGAGAACATGCCCCAGCCGTTGCCCACCCAGGGCGATCCCAGCGGCAGCCAGCCGGTCTCGGTGTTGTCGGGCTGCAGGAGCACTTTCACGCAATAGGTCGCTGGGTTGTAGCTGCTGACCGTGCCCAGCTTCGTCCCGGCCTGCTGGCTGGTGGATTGCTGGGCCTGGGACTTCATGGCGTTGAGAAGATGTTTCATAGAGTCGGCTGGTTCTCGGGTGAGCTGTTCTTGGCATGCACGGTCATCAGGTAGCCGCTCTGCAGGCTCATCTCGCGGCTGATCGACTCAGGGAAATAGAGCTGATCGAAGGCGGTACCGGTGCCAGTCAGCATCAGCGTGCCCATGGCGTCCACCAGCGGATCGGCCGGCAGGCTGGCCTCCATGCGCATCTCGTGGGCTGTGATCTCGCGGTGGATGGCCTGGGCCCGTTGCAGGGCCTGCTCGTGCGTCAGGCCCGGGATGTTGCGCACGTAGCCCTCGGGCTGCCCTGCCCCCGATGTTCCAGGTGCGGCGGACTTGTGCTTTCCCTGCGGGTAGGTGGCCACCACGGCCGCTTTGCTCTTGGCGTTCCACGACTTGACCGTGACCGTCACGTCCTTGGCGGTCGTGAGGTTGCGCGTCAGGCGAAGGCCTGTGCCGTCGAATTCATGGCTCTCGTGGTCGTCGTTGGGCGGTGTCCAGCGCAGCACATAGGGCACCGAGTCGCTGCCGTCTTCGGCGGGCCGGGGCTCAAACACCAGGTCGAGGCCGCGCACATAGACCCGGTAGTCCTCTTCATGGGCCAGCCAGCACAGCAGATCCCACTCGCTCATGGTCTGCGTGACCCGGGCGTGGTCGGCGTCGTACAGGGCGCCAGCCTTGCGCGTGGTGGGCGTCGTGACCGGGTTCAGGCCCACCCGGGCCGCCAGCACATCGGCGATCTGGCTTGCCGTCATGTTGGCGAATTTCTCAGTCGTCTTGCGGTCGATCAGCAGCGCCGTGAAGTCACGCCCCGACAGGTCCAGCGTGCCCGCCACCGGGTCGAACACTGGTTCGTCGACCTGGCCCACGATGATGGTCTCCAGCTCGTCCAGCGTGTAGCTGTCAGGGTCAGCCGGGAACCCGGCGCGGATCTCAACCCGAAGGCTGCGACCGTCGGTCAGATCGCCAGCGCGAGAACCTCGGGGCAACCTGGTGGCCACCAGCTGCACGCTGAAGGTGTCAGCGTTGAAGGTGGCATTGCTCTCGACATGCCAGCTTTCCCACGGCACCAACACGTCATTAATCAGCACCGCGCCACGTGGCCGGCGCACGCCAGTGGTGGCCGCCTTGCTGGGGTGAATGAACTCAAGCACTGAGGATGCCTCCACCGTAGGACGGTGCGGACGGGATGACCAAGGTGGTCACGCCGGTGATTTGTGGGTCGGTCAAGCCGTTGGCCTTGGCAATCGTCGACCACTCGGCCGGGTCGTTGTAGGCCTCGCTGGCCAGCGCGAACAAGGTGCCGCCAGAGACCGTGATGGTCTTGCCAGGGCTTGCCTCGCGCACGGTCTGGGCGATGCGATTGACCGAGGCCGACAGCCGGGTCAAGGCCGCCGAGCGCTCCATGGCCGCGATCTGATCGGCCAGGGCCACAGGGCCGCCACCGAGCGACAGCCCAGGAATCAGACCGCCCAGGCTGGTCACGTTGCTGATCGTGTTGGAGACGCTGGCCAGCAGCAGCTGCACACGCTGCTGAATCGCCAGGATGGGCTGCACGATGGAGTCGATCACCGACTGCGCCGCATTGGCGATGTCAGAGACCGCCTTGATAGCAGCGTCCAGGCCGTCCATCAGATCGCTCAAGGGGTCGTCGTTGACCTCGTCTGCGGCGTCCTGGGCTTCGGCAATCTCGATCTTGATCTCAGCCGTGGGCCCGTAGCTGGCAATGGTGCGAACCGGCGTCGTCTCGTCGCGCACGACCTCGCACACGATTCGGTAAGGGATGTTGTATTCGAAGTCGTAGCGCGGCTGAAAGCTCTTGATGACCACCGTGTAGCGGAACTCCGACCAGGTCAGCAGCAGCGGGCCGCCCTTCTTGCGCAGGTTGTCGAGGAAGCGAGCACGCTGCACGGCCACATCACCCAGGAGGACGCCCGACCACTCAATCGGCGCAGGATCGGCACCCATGGCGTCGATGATCCGCGCGCCGCCCACCATGCGGTGCACAGCCAGGGCCTGCTCGCCGCCAAATGGCAGCGTCTCGGGCACCTCTGCGCCCTCAAAGACGAAGTCACCGAGTTGCAGGGTAGTCAGGGGCGTGGTCATCAGTGGCTACTCAGCAAGGTTTTGGGAGGCAGACCCATGTTCGGGTCAAACATCGAACTGCCGGACTGCGGCTTGTTGGCTTCGCGGGCTTGGTGCATGGAGACGATGGATGCGACCTTTTTGCCATCCATGTTCACCGTGGTGCTGACCTGAACCGGCTTGCTGTTCGCGCCGCGCACGAATGGAGATTTGCCACCATCAAGCGCAGCCAGCTGGGCCTGCACAGACGGGTCACGCAGCCGGGCCGCCGTTTCTGGCGTGAACTTGACGCCGTCGTGGTGCGATGCCTTCCACAGGTCGAACAGGGCCATGCCAAGCGAAGCAATCGCGCCTGCTGCCAAGCCAGCGGCAATGACCAAGCCGCCCTTGCCCATCGCTGCACCAGCGACACCAGCAGCGCCACCACCACCCAGGGCCAGCGCAAGGCCACCTACCGCCGCCTTGGCGAGCAAGATGGCGCCACCGGCTGCAGCTGCGGCAGAGAGCACGCCGAACAATCCGACAAGGCCTTTGGTGATGGTCGGGTGTTCGCGAGCAAAGCCACTCACCACCTTGAGCACCGTGGTCAGGCCCTCGACGGCCTTGATGGCCATGGGCAGCACGACCAGGCCCAAGTCCTTCAGGACGTCGCGCCAGCGCGCCTGCAGGTCGGCCATCTTGCCAGCGGCGGTCTGACCGGCCTTGTCATAGACACCGTCGATGCCGTCGGCCTGCTTTGCCATGCCGAACACACGCTTGATGCTGGGGGCGTCGTTGTAGAACGTCGAAAACAGGTTCGCGGCAGTCCGGTTGGAGAACATCGAGCCGATCTTGAGAAAGGCCTCCTGCTTGCTCAGGCCCGCCAGTTGGGGCGCGACGTTCTTCTCGTAATACTCAAACTGGTTCTGGGCCATCGTGAAGGAATCCTTCAACGCGCCCGGCTTGATCTGCTTGATCGTGCCCGTGGTCGTGTACTCGATCATCTTGGGATCGATCAGGCCCATGCCCACCAGTTCCTTGGCAGCGCGCAGCGAGCCGCGGCCCTGCGCCAGGTTCTGATAGGCCGACATCATGGCCGTGCCGTAGCGGTTGCCCCCGAACTCCTGCATGGTGTGCAGACCTTGGAAGAAAAACGCTTCGTCGCTCAGGCCCTTGGCGGCGACACCACCGGTTTTCATGGCCTGGAGGAAGTCACGCGGGGCCACAGTGCCGCCAGAGGCCACGTAGGCCTTCATGGCCATGTTGGTCATGCGCGCAAAGGTGGCTGGATCGTTGGCAGCGCCGCGCAGTTCTGCCGTCTTGAGCAGATCCATCATCATGGTGTGCGCACCGGCGCCGTGGCCCTCGCCCATCAGCGTGTCGATGCCGAATTTCATGCGGGCCAGCTGGGGCGCCAGCATCTCAGCGTGGTGCATGTCACCGGTGACGGCATAGGCCTCGCGAATGAGCTTGAGGTTGTCGCGTGCCGACTGGCCCATGATGTTCATGCCGTCGGCGAACTTCATGGCGTCTTTGAGCGCCGAGTTACCAACACCCATGGTCGCCAGCTTCGCGACCTCCTTCTGGTACGCTGCAGCTTCTTCCAAGGGGGCCTTGAACAACGACAAGCCCAGGCCGCCAACACCCACCAAAGCGCCGCCCACCATGCCCATGCGCTTGAGGTTGAGCAGGCTGTTTTGGAGGGCGTTGACGCTGTTCTGAGTGGTGTTGACGTTCTTGTCAAAGGCCCGGAACTGGCTTGCAAGCGAAACCAGGCCACCTGATACTTGGTTGATCAGGGTGAGTCGCACCCCTACGGCATATGCTTCAAACATCGGTGAACCTCATGAATTTCAAGCTGCGCGCACACGAATGGCTGGCAGATCGGATCAGCTGGGTGCAATACCCAGACGTCCGTCCCTTGTCGGCAAACACACGCCGTCGCTACTTCAAGACCGAAATGCACTGGTCCACGCGGGTCATGCTCGCCCTGATCAGCTCGGGCGTGCTCGCCATGTCTGGCGCCGTGCTGGCGCTGGTTTGCCTGTTGGCCTGGGCCGCGATCACGGCTTGATGTCGCCGCCGAAGTAGCCCCCAGCGGCTGCCACCTGCCCACCGACGAGGCCCTGCACCAGGGCATGTCCCAGAACCTTCTGGATGGCCTCTCGGTTCTTGACCCCCGCAGGCCCGAACACCGGGCGCGGCGGCATCTTCGAAGTCCCGAACTCGTGAAACACCATGGTCGGGTCGGTCGCACCAGCGATACCGGCCTCATCGCTCTCGACCGTGTGCTTGATGCTGGCGTACAGGCCGCCATGCTCAAGCAGAGGCGCTCCGCCCGGCGCCCCGTTGCGCGCCTTCTTGGCCTCGGTCGACTCAGCCAGTGCCGCCCAGGCCGGAAAGCCCGGGGCGGCCTCTTGGTAGTGCCCGATCTGTTCTTTGGCGTCGGTCTCGATGATCACCAGGGCCTTTTCGAGGCCGGTGCGCATCTGGTGGCGCACCGCCAGATCCACGGCGCCCAGGTGCAGCGCAAAGCTGGCCAGGTCTTCGAAGTTCTTGAGGGCTGCCATCAGTTCGATTCCTTGAAACGCATCGACGACCAGTCGAACTCGTGCCCTTCCATCTCGGAGAACACGATGCACCACCCGGCAGCGGTGACCTCGTCAAGCTGAAAGGCCAGATCGAACGGGATGCCGTTTCGAACCAGCCAGAGCCGCTCACGAATCGCCGCCGCCGTGGCTACTTTTTTAGGGCGGCCTTGTCTGCTTCAGGGTCTCGTGCGCCGAAGTGCTCGGCCACGCCCTTGTGCACAGCCTCAACGCCCTCGTCGCCTAGACGCTGAATCAGAGCCTCCAGCTGCAGCTTGTTCGCTGGCTGGAAAACGGGCTCGCCGTCGATGTCGGTGACGAAGATCAAGGGCAGCACCATGCCCATGTAAACCTCGTTCTTGGCCGTCTCGGGGCCCACGGATTCGATCAGGCGGAACTGCGCCAGCACGCCAGGGCGCGAGAGCGTGATGGATCGGCCCTTGGCGTCGGAGATGACGACCTGCTTGGCGGCAGCCTGCACCAGCTGGGCAGACGGCGCCTCGTTGATGGTGACGGTTGGAGTGCTCATGGTTGTTTCCTGGGAGTCAGATCAGAGGGGGATCACAGCCGGGTCACAGCTGAATGCGCCGGGCAGCCATGAAGCTGACCTTGATGGGCACGGTGTTGTCGCCCTTCCAGTTGCCCGCGTCGTCCAGATCGAGGATCACGCCGGTGTAGCGGAACTGGGAGACAGAGCCATTGGGCTCGGCCACCGTCTCGGTGATCGATGCGGCTTCCTCGTTCAGGCCGGCGAAGTAGTTGGCCTCCAGCTGCGCAAACAGTTGGTCGACCGTGCTGTCGCGGCGCTCGATCTCGAAAGAGCCGGTCCACTCGCCAGAGCGGTTCGAAACGGGCGTGTTCACGCCGTTCATGAGGTGCACCAGCTTGGTCTTGGGCGCCTTCTTGGACGTGAAGCCGGTCAGGCCTTCGAAGCGGATGGGGCCGGACTTGGTGACGACCACCAGCGTTTTGTCCCGGCCAAGCGAGAAACCATTTGCGGGCATGTTGGAGCCTCCGAAGAAGGAAAGGCCGCTCAGTGGCAGCCGTAGAAACAAGAAACCCGGCGCGAGGCCGGGTCAGTTGATGGAGAACAGGTGCGGCTGCAGTTGCCGCTCCAGCAGGTCGCGCTCGCGATTGATGCTGGGGATCTGCCGCTTGCGCTGCAGCATCAGGTGGGCGCCAAACGAGGCCCGGACCTTGGAATCGACTTCCTTGGCGATCAGGGCCTGCATCTGCTGCCACAGGGTTTGGTCGCGCTGGTGCATCTGCTCGGCCATGGCGTTGAAGGCGCCGATGTAGGCCTCTTTGAGCCGGGCCGCGTCCTTGCCGGTAAAGCCCATGGCCAGGAAGACAAAGCCGTCTTTGGTCATGGTGACCACCGGCGCCTTGCGGTGCCCACCCTTGGGCGAGGCCACCAGGGTGGATGTCAACGCAAAATTGCGCTCACGAAAGGCATCGCTGCAATCCATCAGCTTGATGGAGCGCAGCACGTCGGCATGACGTTTGCCAAAGTGCTTGGCAACGCGGCGCGAGTCGGTGAGCAGCTTGGTGCCCGAGAGCACCACGAACTCGTCAAAGGGCAGATGTTCCATCTTCACTCTCCACGCACCTGAACGAATGCGCGCGACCAGGCCGGGCAGGTGTGCACCCGGCTTTTCGGTGATCAGCCTAGGCCGCGCAGCAACTCAAGCCAGGGCGACGGCTTGTCGATCGATCTGGACGGACTGACCGCCCTCGACGTTCACAAGGAACTTCTCGATCACGCTCAGGTAGCGAACCTTCACGTCGGCCTGCATGTAGCCCAGCGCCACCCGGTTTTGCGGGTTGTTGGCGTTGTCCAGCTGGACGCTGTAGGGCACAGAGCCGTCGGCGCTGCCGATCATTCCCTGCTGCCACAGGCCGTCGAAGAAGGCCGACAAGGTGCCGGCCGCTTCCAGGCGAACCTGGGGGCTTTGCAGCTTGCCCACGAACAGGCCCATGCCTGCGTTGATCGTGTAGGCGATGTAGTTGGTCATGCGGGTGTAGTTGTCCCCGTTGGTGACCGCGTTGCTCGACCCGTTGTGACCGAAGCGCATGGCGAAGTAGTTGCCGCCCGGCGCAGGGTTGGCGATCACGTCGATGCCAGCCTGGCCTAGGGCCTGCAGTTCCGCCTGCGAGTAGGTCAAGCCCTTGGCCGACTGCTGGGTGCCCACGATGCCGTACAACTTCTTGTTGAGGCTGGAATGCTGGGGCGAGAGGTTGGCCAGCAGGCCCGCGCAGAAGCCTTGGGGGCTGACCAGGCGGGTCGAGCCGTTGACCGTGTCGAGCCAGTAGACCCAATCGCCGTGCAAAAGCTTGAAGGTGTAGCTGTCGATGCCTGCCGTGGCCTTGACGCTGGCAGCGTTGGTGATCGTGTCGCTGCTGGGGCCCACGAGGATCATGTAGATGCCCTCGGCCAGGCCGAAAGCGATCTGCGTGGCCCAGGTGGTGCTGGTGTCGCAGTCAGCCAGCAGAGCAATCGAGGCGAAGGTGCCGCGCAGCGCGTACATGCCCTTGCGGGGCGTGGTGTCCAAGCCCACCAAGTCGGTGGCCGCCACGCCAGCGCCGTCGGTGCCGCCGCTCAGGTTGTAGGCCTGCAGCGTGGGGGCCGTGACGCCAGCGCCAGCGGTGGCGATGATCAATTCGGATGGGCCGCGCACGCCGGACTGACCATTGTTGATGGCCGCGGCGATGTTGACCCACAGGGCATTGCCCGTGCCGCTGATGTTGTCGAACACCTCGGGCACGAGGCCAGCGCGCGACACAGTGGCCTTGAATGTGTTGGCCTTGCTGCCGTTGGACAGGGTCACGCTGTCGCTGTTGGCCAGGCTGCCGGTGTACTTGGAGGTGAACGTGATGCAGTTGGTCAGCACCACGACCGATGCGGCCACATCGGTGCCGTCGGTCACGCGCACGCAGCGGAAGTTGTTCGCGCCTTGCTGCACGGCCGTGGCCACGATCGTGCCCATGTCGTACTTGCGGGCCTGGATGGCGCCGAACAGGCGGGCATAGCCTGCCATGTCGCCCACGATGGCGGCGGCGTTCACCGGTCCCCATTGGGCGGTGCCGACGATGCCCAGCACGTTGGTGGGCAGGCCATTGAGCAGCGAGACGCTGGGCGGGACGATCTGGACGTAAAGGTCTGGAACGATCAACGCGGTGGTGTTGATCGAACCCTGCTGGACGACAGGCATGGCGCCTCCTTCGTTTGGGCAAGAAAAA